ACTCCGGAATTGAACAACTGTCGTTCCGCCTGAACGGCAAGTTCGTTCAGTACGACCCGCAGGAGTGGCGCGACGGCTACGACTTGAGCATCAATGTCGGCATTGGCACGGGCGACCAGATGCAGCAGGCCGCCTACCTGGGCCAGATCGCACAGGCGCAATTCGCCCTGCTGGGTTCGCCGCTGGGTGGTCGCGTGGTCACCGAGCAGAACGTTTTTGCCGTTCAGGCCCGCATTGCCGAGAACGCGGGGTTCAAGAACCCTGGCGAGTTCTTTACCGACCCGACGCAGCTTCCGCCCCCGCAGCCTTCAGGCCCGCCGCCTGAGGTACAGCTTGAGCAGATGAAGCAGCAAGGCCGGATGCAGGAAAAGCAGATGGAACTGAACGCCGACGCGCAGAAGTTCCAAGCCGAACAGGTCATGCAGCAGCAGACCGACCAAAACCGGCAAGAGATGGAAGCCCGGCAGAACTCCGTCACCCTGCAACAGCAGCTTGCGGCAGACCGTGAGCTAGAGGCTCTGCGCATTGCCAGTCAAGAGCGCATGAAGCTGGCCGAGCTTCAGCATGACCGCTGGAAAACCGAGTTCAACGCGCGGATTGACTTTGGCAAGCACCAAGACGGCATGAACGAGCGCCGCGAACAAGCATTCAACGCCAGCAACGAAAGCCGCAATGACGCTTGAGCAAGAGCGCGACAGGGGCGTAGAGGCCCGACTGCTACTGGACAACGACCTATTGCAAGCCGCACTTAGCGCCATTGAAGGCGAGGTGGTGTCGCAGTGGGAGCAGTGCCCCGCCCGCGACAAAGAGGGCAAAGAAGCATGCTGGCAGTTGCTCAAGACCGCCAAGAAATTCCGCCGCCTGCTGGAAGGTCACGTTCAGACCGGCAGGCTGGCTGAAGAGAACTTGCGCCGCATCGAAGAGAGCCGCCTAGCCCGCCTGGGCAGGGCCATTCGCCGCGCCGCTTAGAGATTCGCCGCAAGGTGAACCGCGACCGCCCTAGAGGCGGTTTTTTTGCGCCCTAACTAGGCGCCATTTTTTGTGAGTGAGTATGGACACCGATCCGAACCCGGAAGTGTCTGCGCTGCTGTCTGCGCTTGACGACACCCCCAAGGACGAAGACACCGGAGAAACCGGCGAGTCTGACAACCTGGAGGCCGACGAGCAGGACAGCGCCGAAGAGGCACAGCCAGAAGCACCCGAAGACGAGAACGAATCACCGGCCAAGCTGGTGCTGGAGTTCGACGGCAAGCAATGGGAACTCCCACCGGGAACGCCCCCAGAGATTGCCGAAGGCGTCAAGAAGGTCGCCGACGAGCTGAAGGCGGACTACACCCGCAAACGCCAAGTTGCAGCCGAGCAGGAAAAGACCATCCGGCAACACGCCGAGGCCCTGCAAGAGTCGCAGCAGATCGCCGCCGCCACGTTCGAGAAGTCGCTGGAGCTGTCGCTTATCAACCGGCAGATTCAGCAGATCGAATCCATCGACTGGCAGGCATTGGCAAATGAAGACCCGTCGCGGGCTTCTGTGCTCCAGATGGAACACACGAAGCTGATGCGCCAGGCTCAAGCCCTGCAAGGCCAGGTGCAGCAAATGGCAATGTACGAACGCCAGAAGCTGCAAACGACCAAGCAAGAGGCCGCCAACCGGCTCGCTGCTGCGGCCAAGGAAATCATTCCTGGCTACAACGACAAGACCAACAAAGAGCTTTTGGACGTATTCATCCACTGCGGGTTCGCGGCGGAAGAAGCGGGGTCCATCAACCGCCCCGAACTGCTCAAGCTCATCAACTACGCGCGCATGGGCCTGGCGCTGGAGAAGAACCAGCCCAAAGCCATGAAGAAGGCGAACGACGCACCCCGGGTCATGAAGCCCCAAGCCCCCGCCCCGCGCAAACAGAACCAGAGCGCCCTTGACCGTCTGAAGAAGACCGGCAGGGCATCCGAACTCGTCAATTTCCTGTGAGGTTTCACCATGGCACAACCAGCCAACACCTTTGACACCTACGATGCCGTAGGCAATCGCGAAGACCTGCAAGACAAGATCTACATGGTCTCGCCGGAGAAAACCCCCGTTATGTCGGCGGGCCGTCGCTTCAAGGCGACCGCGAAGTTCCACGAATGGCAGCGCGACTCCCTCGCAACTCCGAACAAGGACAACGCCGTCATCGAAGGCGACGACCGCACCGGTACGGCCCTGACCGCCACCGAGCGCGTTGGCAACTACGCCCAGCTTTTCGACAAGGTGGCCGTTGTCACCAGCTCGCAGCGCAAGAGCAACAGCGCCGGTCGCTCGGACGAGATGAAGTACCAGATCGCCATGAAGGCGATTCCCGAACTGAAGCGCGACATCGAGGCCATGCTGGTCTCGAACAACGCCGCAGTTGCTGGCAACTCGTCCACCGCGCGCAAGTCGGGCGGCATCGGCACCATGATCTACACCAACACCTCCCACGGTGCTGGTGGTTCGACCGCCTCGCACACCTCGGGCGCTCCCACGGCCGCTCCGACTGCCGGCGCGAACCGCGCGTTTGCTGAATCGCAGATCAAGACCGTGATGCAGAGCATCTACACCAACTCCGGTGAAATGCCCTCGTTCATCTCCCTGACCCCCTCGCACAAGGCCGGCTTCTCGGCCTTCACTGGTATCGCCACCTCGCGCTACCAAGTGGGCAAGGGCAAGGGCGAGCAGACGCGCATCATTGGCGGTGCTGACATCTACGTGTCGGACTTCGGGGAACTCACCATCGTCCCGAACTACGTTCAGGCCACGGCTTCGGCGAATACCGCGCTGATCCTGAACCCCGAGCACTACGGGGTGGCGTTCTTCCAGGACTTCAAGACCGAGCCTCTGGCAAAGACCGGCCACACCGACAAGGAAATGGTTAGCGCAGAAGTCATCGCTGTGGTGGCCTCGCAGACGGCTCAGGGCAAGGTCGCCGATCTCACCGCCTAACCCTCCTGCAACGACCCGCCCGCCTGGGGAAACCTGGGCGGGCTTTTTTGTATGTCCACACCCTTCAAGCTGACCGAGTTCGACCCGTACACCGGCATCCGAACCACGGTGCATCGCACCGAAAACAAGGTTGTCATTCAAAAGACCGAGGACGTTGAACCCCTCTTGAAAGCCTGCGCCGAAGAACGCGCCCACACCCAGGGGCAGACCTGGGGCGAGATGCGCAAGGTGGGGTCTATCCCTATGTCCGTTGTGTCGAGGTTCATGCGCCAAGACGGTGGTTTTGACACCAAACGGTGTTTGGACTGGCTCAAGCAGAACCCCGCGTTCGTCACCTTTGATCGGGTCTTGAAGTGACATACAGCCAACTGCAAACCGCAGTGGAAGCGTGGTCGCACCGAACCGACCTTGCGGCCCTGTTCTCCACCTTTGTCGAGCACGCAGAAGCCCGGCTGAACCGCGACCTGCGCGTGCGCGAGATGGAGGTGGACATGGCCCCCACCGCCATCAGCGTTGATGGCGAGGTGGGCCTTCCTGCCGGCTGGCTCGGGTTCAAGCGAGTTTGGGTTAGCGGCATGCCGCGTTGGTCCATCGACCCCCAAACGCTCGATTACGTCGAGCAGTTCGGCAGCACGGGCGGCAACCCCTCGTTTTACGCAATCAATGGCTCTGTGGCCGTCTTTGATGGCTCGGGGACCGTCGAGGCCATCTATTACGAGTCCATCCCCGGTTTGCAGGCCAACGGCAGCAACTGGCTGTCCAACGCTCACCCGGACCTTTACCTGCACGCGACCTTGGTTGCCGTCAGCGAATACACGCGCGATGGCGGCATGGGGTCACTCAGCGACGGCAAGGCGCAGGCCTTGATTGACAAGCTCAACCGCATGGACCAGCGCGACCGGTTCAGCGGGCAACTCACGACCCGGAAAAACTGACATGCCAACCATTCGCGTAGGGGTCAATGCCGGCCCCACCTCTGCCGGCCAGATCGTTGATATTGAGAGCGGCGCGACCGCCATCAGCATTACCAACAGCAGCGCCGAGGCGATTGGCTGGAGCGTCAACAGCGGCGGCGCTTGGACTGTCTTGGCTGCGGGTGGGACTGTCTCGGTGGGCGGTGCCAACTCTGGCGCATTCCGCTTGCGTCGTGGCACGGCGGGCGGCTACCCCGTTCCGGTTGATGTGACGTTCACCGAGGCCGGCCCCGTCTACCAAGACCCCACCACCGGGGCGCTGGTGGGAGGGGGTGGGGTGGCGCTAAGTGTGCCGCTGGTTCTCAAGAGCTTCACCGGCCGCAGTCAGCTCACAGGCGGAACGGCAAACGTCAAAACGACGCTGATGGAGGTGCCCATCCCTGATGGTTGGCTGTCCAGCCTTGCCGTGCGGATGGACATTGAGTTGTCCATCAACTACACGAACAACGCCGACAACAAAGAGTGGGGGGTTGCGCTTGGCACCGGCTCGGCCTTTGGTGGCACGGTATCGGGCACGGTGGACATTCGCCAATTGACCGGAACGACCACGGCCTCGATCAGCGACAAGATCGTGATTCAGCGATCTGCGGAAACGCCAGGGCGGCTGTATTTGGCCATCCCCAACAACGCTCGCACCTTTGGCACAAACCCCAGCGCGGGCGCGACCGTTGGCGTCCTGGCCAGCGCATCCATCAACCCTGATGCCACAGGGCAGAGCCTCTGGGTCTGGGGCCGTCACCCGGTCAATGTGGCAAACCAGATCAGCCTGGAGCACCTTTTCGTGCAACTGCAACGCGGGATGAACTGATGGCCCGCGTCATCACATATGCACCCCTCGTGGCCGGAACCCCGACAGACCCGGGCGTCTGGAGCGCTGATTGTGGGCGATACCGGGTAAACGACACACAGGGATTGCGCGCCCGGTGGGGGCTCATGACGGGCGGCATTGATCCGCGCTGGCCCTTTGCCGATTGCGACGGCTCCATTGAAACGCAAGGCCCCGCCTCCGGGCTGGCGCAGGCATTCAGCGTGACCAGCGAATCGGGCATCAACGGACCAGACGCGCAAATGCGCTTCGGCAAGGTGACCGACCCCGACAACCCGGCAAAAACCTGCCTGTACCTCCATCGCAAACAGACGGACGAGGGCGTTCTGATGCGAACAGAAATGAGCTTCTCGCCAACAGCGGGTTTTTCCCCGGTGCCCCTTGGCGCGGTGTGCTGGATTGCGTGCAGTTTGCGCATTCCGGCGGCCTGGAAACAGGCGGCATCGAATGACGAAACGATGATTTTTCAGGTCCACGAAACCCCCGATGGAGGCGACGAAACGCAGCCTGCCCCCATCGGCATGTTGATCGAGGGCACGGTTCAGCGGGCCTGGGTCCGCAGTAATCCGAACGCGACCACGCTCGCAGCGCAGACGACCTTCACGGAGGTCATGCGAGAGGCGGACTATCCGGCGGACCAATGGCAACACTGGGTTTTCAAGCTGAAAAGCCATTGGCTCTCCAGCGAGGCGCCGCGCTTTGAGGCTTGGCGTGCTCTTGGCGCTGCCGGTGGGCTGGTCAAGATGATCGACTACAGCGGCCCCAACTCCTACAACAACGTGGCGCGGGACTATGCAAAGCACGGGCTGTACTACTACGACCTGGCGTGGTCGGGTGGGCTAACGAGCCGCACGATGCACAGCAAGGGCCTCTATCAGTGGCTAGACGGTCAGGGCATCACGCCCGAATTGATCGTTGAGCATTTGCGCAGCATCTGACCCCCACCCCCCCGGCTCCGTCGAGCCCGTCGCCGTGGCAGACGCCCGCGTGGCCTGTCGCTATTACGGCCTGACGACCT